TGCGTTGCAGCGCCCGGAGCCGTTCTTCAGGCCATTAAGGAAGTCGGAGTAATTCGACGCGCCCGCCGCAATGATTGCCGTGCCGCGCACCGTGATCTTCTGCGCGTAGACGGTCGTGGTGTCCCCGGCGTACTGCGGCTCGCAATTGTACGCATCCACGAACACATTGTCGAAGGTCGCCGTGCCGCCCGTGTTCAGGGTGATGGAAAGGGTCGCTGCCATCGTTCATCCGTTCAGTAAGGAAGCCCCGTCATCGCCTTGATGTCGGCTTGGAACCATTCGTTTGCGGCATCGGTTCCGGCGTTTGGATCGGTGTTGCGCGCAATCTCGGCCATGTAACTCAGTAGCAACTGGCGTCCGGCTGACTTGCCGCCAATCATGTTTGTGATAAATACTTGGAAACTTTGCCACCATGAAATGCCGAGTCTCTGATTGGAGGCGTCAATGCCTCTGATTTGTTCGACCGCGTAACCAATAGGTGTGTAGCCCGCAAGCGTCTGCATAAATTCGGAGAACTTCAGCATTCCCGTAGCGAACTCAAAGAACGATGTCTTGAAGCGAGAGAACATGATGTCCAACTCTGCCGTGGTCTTGCCAAGTTCGATCTGCATCTTGCCGTAGGCATTAAGGGTTTCCGTCTGCGCCCGGATTGCACGCGCATACACCGCGCCGTTGGCTGCGGCCTCATTGATCTGATTGACGAACCGTGCGACCTGCTGCTCGGCCATCGCCCCGGTCGTGGCAGACGAGAACCGCCATACTTCCTCAATGCGGGACGCGGCGTGCGCCGATGCCATCTGCAAGGCTGCAAGTTGAACAGCAAGCAAGCCTCCCACCGCGCCCACCGCGACGAGCGCCGTGCTTACACCCATCGCCGCCTTGCCCATCCCCGCGATGGCTTGCGATGTGGCCGTGTTCGACCGCACGAGCGACAGGGCGCTGCCGAGCGTGGGCCGCTGCGCGAAGCCCATCAATTCCGACTGCAACTCCTGAAATCGGCTCAAACGCGCAAACGGGGCTATTGCCGTCTGTGGAGCGGCCTGTGCAATCCTGATCGGCTGATTGGCAATCATCATCGCACGCAGCGCCAACGCACTTGGCCCACCTCCGACATTGCCGCTTCCGCCGCCGCCGCCGCCCGCGCCGTCACGGATCGTGATGTTGATGTTTCCTAGATCCTCCACGGCTACTTCACCGTCCAATCCATCTCATAGGCGTACTCGTAGGTGTCGGTCAGCGTGAGCCACCCCTCCAACTCCGCGACCGCCTGCACCTTGCCGCCGTTGCGGAAGGTGAGCGCCACCGTCATCAAGTCGAAGTCGCGCTGCACAAGCCACTCCCGCAGCACATCCACGAACGGCTGAATGCCGTCCTCACCCGCGATCCGGTAGGTGCCGCGCATCACGGGGTCCTGCATCCCGCGCCACCACACCACGATGTCGATGGACGAGCGCACGAGCCCTACGCCGCTGTTGGGGTGCGCCGCCGTGTCCGGGCCGGGAACCAACTGAATCGCGTACTGCGTTGTCACCTCGTCAATTGGCGCTTCCGCGATGTAGACATTCGACCCGTAGCCACGACGGACCATCCAATCCGCAAGTTCGTCGCGCATCGTCGTGAGGATCTGCCCCGTGTTAGGCATTCTTCCCCCTCATGCCGTCGATCTCCACGCGCTGCGCCAAGCGACCGTTTCCGGTCGCCTCGTAGATGGCGGCGGCGAGCGCCTTTGAGTCACCGAACGCGATGCCGATGGCCCGTGCGAACACGAGCGACTGCGAGGCTTCGATGCGCGGAAGGTTGGCGGTTAGGCCCATTGCCATCTCCTTGTCGAATTCCGATGGCAGTCGCCCGTAGGCCGCGAGGAACCTAGCGACTGCCCTTAGCCGTTTCCCGACTGCTCCACCGCCTTCGCGGCGCGGGCATACGCGGCAAACAACTGCGCGTCCGTGGCCTGCACGGCGATGTTCGGGGTGCGCGAAGCCTCGCGCATGGCGCGGGCCATCTCGGGAACCCCGGTCTGCCCCTGTGGGGGGGACATGGCCTGAAGGGTCGCCGTGACTTCGTTGAACTGAAAGACGAGCCGCCCCGCCGGAATGCACACGGCGAACAGCATCGGATCGTCGGCTTCGGTGAGTTCAATAGGCATGGTCAGGTAATTGCCGCGAAGGTGCAAAGGATGTTGTCGGACGGGTTCGGGATGCAGCGGAAATTCAGCGTCAGCACGCGCTCCCGGTTTCCCCATTGCGAGTCGCCCACGCTGTCCGGGCGCAGGAAGGCGTGCGTGAAGGTGTATCCGGGCTGCGAGGCTGCAACGCTTCGGATCTGAAGCCCGAAGAAGCCGCTGCCGCTCACGAGCCTGCGCCCCACCGTGTTGGTGTAGGCCGCGCCGCGCTGATCCACGAGGAGGTTGTTGAGGATCGTGTCATCCCACTTGACGAGCGAAACCGTCACGCTCGCTTCGATGTTCTGCGCGACCATCTCCTCCGGGGAAGCGCCGCTCGTCACCGTCTTGACTTCGTGGAGATGCTCCGTGAACTGAATTGACGGAAGGTTGTCGTTGTCGGAGTACCCGAGCGCAACATAACTGCCTGCCGTGGTGGCGACATTGATGATCGTCGGGCCGGGGACATAGATAGCCATTGCCATAGTTCAAATTCCTCGTAAGACGGATCGTAAGCCGATTGCGATGCTGCGTCCAATGATTCCCATGTCCTGACGGGTCGGAAGCAGGAACGGACGCGCCGGGACGGTCACGCCCCGCCGCGCCATGAAGTAGTCCTTGCCGCGCTTCATCCCCTCGTCCTTCGGGTTCGCACCCGTGGCGTGGCGTGCGCCTTTCTTCGTCAACGGGATGAAGTTCCCCTTCGGGGGGTTCGTGCTGAAGCCCTTGTCCTGATACGCGGCATGGGCAAGTCCGCGCAGGGTGACGCGCAAGCCGCCAACCACGCTGCCCGCCTGCGCGTTGAGCGACCGCCACATTGCGCCCGTGTTGCGGAGGGGCTGTCCACCGTTGCGGTAGGACGGCACTTCCACGAGGTATTCCGTGCGCTTCTTCTTCTTGCCCACGGTGCGCGTCTTGACCACCCGGCCCCCGTTCGGCTTGCGCTTCCACGCCCGCCCGAAAAGGTCTTTCAGGGGCTTGTGTGCCACCCGGCCCCCACCCGGCGCACGCCCGTAGGACTCGTCGATGTGGTCGCGCATGATCCCCACGAACGCCTGCGCGATGCCGTTCTGCACCGGAGGGGACGCTAGCGCCGCCTTCACCCGGTCGCGGATCGGCTTCACGGGTAGGTCGATCCCCGGCGCATCGGGAAGAATCCCGAATTGCTCACGGAGTTGTACCAAGTCAGGTTAGCGGACGGGACAGCCTTCACCACCGGGGTTCCGGCGGTCACATTCGACTCCACGGAGCCGAACAGCATCTTGCCGTCCCGCAAGCCCTCAAGCATCGTGTAGGTCTGCTTGATGCGCTGCTCAATCGCCGGGGTGAGTTTCGCGCCCCGGCGCTGAAACAGGAATTCCGTAGCCAAGTCAACGCACATCGTCACGAGCAGGGGATCGTTCGCCGCGTCAAGCGCCGCGAGTTCCGTTTCCGTGTAGATGCCGCCCACCCGGACATACGAACGGATCAGGCTCGTAGCGCGGTCAAGCGCCGCGTCCGTGGCCGGGTTCGGCCCCGGCATCGGCGTACCCGCATCGCCGCACAACTGCGCGATGATCTGCTGATCCAAAGCGGCTTCCATGTCCGCATAGTTTGCGTATGCCATGCCGCCTCCTTTACGCGAACGGGGGGGACAGGGCCGAAGCCCTGCCCCCCCTCGCGTGGATCAATCCACCTTACGACACATCACCGATGCCGTAGCCTCCGACCGGGGCCACGACAGCGGCAACGCTGTTGTCGATGACTCGCCCCTCAAGGCGACGGTTCATCGGGTCGTTGAACTGCTCAACGGTCATGTCCTCGTAGGCGAAAATCTGCATCGTGGAGAAGGACGCAGCGCCCTCCACCCCGACGAGCCCGCCCGGACGCGACAGGAAGTACGCGCCGTTGCCGTAGACATAGGACGAGGTGAGCGAAGAAGCGCCCTTCTTGCTCGTCACCTTGACCGAGTCGTCAACTACGACATCGCCGAGCCCGAACAGGGTGGGCGGGATGCCCCACCGCGAGAAGGTGTCGCTGCCCTGATAGAACGACAGGGCGGCGGGGTAGTTCTTCACATACTCCTTAGTCTCAGGAGCCTGCGAAACCACCTGAGCGATGGTCGGGGAAATGACCATGATGAGTTGGTTGGGAGCAACCGCGCCACCCGAAGACAGGCTCACCTGACGCATCACGGCCTGAATCGTCTTCTGAATGTAGGCGTTTGCAACGCTGCTCGCCGTCCACGAACCCGTGCTGATCGGGCTAGTGGCCGGGGTCGCAACATAGTTGCCGCCCCAATTGCCCGAGGTGGAAAGGACGCTTGCCGCACGGATCGTGCGGGCCGTCATCGCCAACTGAGCCTTGCTGCGAGCGTGCTGCGCCACGACATCCCACGCCGCCTGATTCGCAGTCTCCTGCGGAATGTAGAACGGGTAAGCGTAACGCTCCGTGCTGTAGGACACGAAGTCAAACGAGTTCTGCTTGCCCGTGGGACGGTCAGTCCCGAGCGCCCAAGCAAACTCCTTCGTGTCGGTCACGCGCACATTGTCCGGAACATCCTGACGGAGATAGTAACCCGTCATCTTGGAAGTGGGGACGATCTGAGCGTAGCGCGACAGCGCGAACGAATTGACGGTGCGCGTGAACTCCACCTGAAGCGCACCCGTGGCAAGATCATTGGTGGAAGGGACATAGGTCGAAAGTCCACCACCTGCAACAGTAAAAGCCATGATTCAGTCCTCCTTAGTTGGGTGATGGCTTACGGAACGATGCGAGTGCCGATGCGGAACGCACGGACGATCTCGCCCGCAGCGCCCGTTTCAAGAGCGATGTAGTAGCACACATTCGTAGACGCCCCGGCAACGGCCTTTCCGTTCGCGTCCGAGGTCAGGAGGTTGCCTGCGGTGCAACCACCCGTTCCGAGTTCCACCTGAACGGTGTTGCTCGGCTGAAAGTTGATCGGGTCGCCGCTGATCGCGTTGAGAGTCGCGTCAAACCGACGGACGCTGCCATCGGTCACGCCGATGATGTTGTCCGAAGCGGCGTTGGCCTGCGAACCGCCCCAAGCGCCCGAGAGTTCCACGAAGCGGAACGGGTTGATGTCGCCCGAGGCGACGAGATTGGGAATGAAACCGAAATCTGCCATTTGAGTGTCCTTTCCTTGCTTACCGCTTGATGCGGCTGTTGATTGCCTTCTTGAACTCTTCCGGCTTGCCCGCAAACTCGCGGACGAGGGAAGCCACTTCCTTCGCGTCGATGTCGCCGCCGCCCGTGGACGAACGGCTCATGTCGATGCGCACGCCCATCGGGTCGCGGGTAAAGAGTTCGCGCCAACCCTCAACGGTCGAAACCGGGTCGGACGAAGCCTCAAGTTCCGCGATCAGGCGGGGACGCTGCGCGGCGGGGATGCGGTAGCCCTCATGCTCCATGAGGTCGATCTCGCGGCTGAACTTCTCGCGGCGCATCTCGCTCTTGATCGCGTTGAGTTCACGACGAAGGGTCGCGTTCTCGCGGCGCAGCGCGAAGGTGTCGGCCTTGCCGGGACGCGAGGCGGGGAACATAGCGTCCTCCTCCTCCTCCGACTCCTCGCCGTGCGAGTCGATGTCGATGTGAACACCGTCACCCTCGCCCGACTCCTCCGCGAACTGCTCGGTGAGCATATCGTCGGCGGCCATCTCCTCCTTCTTCTCCTCCGCTTCGCCCTCGCCAAAGTGCTTCTTCATCATGGACTTCATCTCGTCCATGCCGCACTTCAGGTCAGCGATCTCCTTCTCGTAGTTCATCGCCATGTTGGTTTCCTTGATCTCGGGGACGAACGATGAAAGCCCGCCACCGACCGTCCCCATGTCGAAGCGGAGTGAGCGTGCAAAGCGCACGGGTTCGCCCGTGCGCCCAAAGTGCGTGTCGGGAAGCGGCCTGCGCGGGGTTTCCCGCCCAAGCAGCGCAACTTCCGACAGGTGGTTTTGATCGGCCCAAATCTCCGCGCTGCGGCGCGGAAAGGCGTTCGTGGCGAGCAAGCGGTCGAACACGGGGCGCTCTACCTCGCAGTCGCCCACGATAAAGCCCACGCCGTCCCGCTCCTCGTAGCGCAGGCTCGTGAAGCGGCCCACGGATGACTTGGGCTCATTGCCGTCCTTCTCGTGCATGACCACGAGCCGGGGGAACGAACCCTTCTCCATGTAGCGCCGGGTGGACTCCACGATGTCGCGCACGCGCCCGTTGTCGAACTTCTTGAGTTCGGCATCGTGGTTCCCATCTAGGGCGGGGTCATACGCACAGAACACCTCCAAGCCGTGAATCGTCACGGTCTTGCCGTTCTCGGTAACGCTGTGCGAAGGCGTGTTCATGCTTGAAGTATTTGGCAACGCCATCAAGGTGTCAAGAACCAAATTGCGCGGCATCTTCCACGATAGGGGTTGTCTCAATGACTCCCATCGTCGGAACATCGTCAAACCACACCCGAACGGGGTGCTTGGGCGGGTCGATGACCGGGAGTTCCGCGATCTGCGAGTCCAAGAGTTCAACCGTGGTTCTCAAGTTGGCGTGCCAACCGGGGAGCGCCTGCCCGTCCTTGACGATCCCGCCGATGACCGACACTTCCATGCCGGGGAACGGGTTGCCCTCGCTGTCGATGACGGCGGCTGCGTTCAGCGCGGCGTTCATGGCGGCTTCGTCGGTTGCCCGAAGGTAGTAGTCGCTCATGTGGTGAGAGCCTGAAGGGTTTCGTTCGGCAGGCGTGTGGGCCAATAAGCGAGGCGGGAGATGCAGGTGTTTGCCGGAAAAGTCCCCGCTCCAACGGCACCTCCAACACGAAGCAAGTTTGGTGTTGGCATCGTTCCGGTCAGGTCAGTCAAAGCCGACAGTCCGTTGTAACTGGCCGCAAAATTATCTACTTGATATGCGTAGGCGCACCTTCCGGGCAGAAGTCCGTTTTGGCTTGTGAAATTCAATACGCATTGGTTGACTGAATCCGTGGTCACGGCCAACACCGATGTCGATGCTTGTCCGCCAGTAATCATCACATGGCGCTCATTGATGGTGCCATTATCAATAGACATTGGGAAACAAACTCCGAATGGAGCGCCCAATGGCAATCCTTGCCAAGAGGAAAAGATCGTCCCCTCCGCTTGGTTGTACCAAGACGAGAAGTTGGTGCCCGTCATCAAGGCGCTTTCCGCTCCACGTGCAACCGTGGCGGTCGTGGTCGGGATGTAGGAGGAAGCGAAGGATTGGGCTTCCACCTGAACCCCCCAGACGTACAGGGAGTCTCCTGTGGTTGCGGTAGCACCAGTGAAA